CCGACGCCATAGAAGTCGATCCCGTAGACGGCCATCAGATCCCCAGTGCCATCCAGCACATGCACACGAGGGCCTGGCGGTCCACCCGGATGTCCTCGATGAACTGGATCAAGGCCCCCTGGACGCTAAGGCCCTGGAGGATGAGTTGATCCTCCATGTACTGATAGGCGTACCAGCCCAGCATGGAGCCACCAGGGAAGGGCATCTTCATGTAGATGAAGCTGCGGATCTGAGCGAAGCGAGCCGGCGTGAGATCGACCCACAGGTTGCCGTTGATGTCGGTATAGCCCTGAGCTACGCCGCCGGCCATCTTCCAGCGCCGGCCATCCGGCCCGGTGACATTGGCCTCACCAGACACGAGCTTCTGCGCCGCCAGTGTGGAGTTGATGATGCCCTGTATCTGGGAGGAGTTAAGGCCGGCGGTCCTGGCTTGGCTCAGGTTGATGAGGTCGTTACCCTGCGTCGCTCCAGGAGCCGTTACTGGTGCGGTGAACTTCCTGGTCCCGTCTACTCGCATGTACTGGGGATGGTCGTCGGCTCCCAGTGATGTCGATGTGCGGTGGAGGTGGCCGTGGGTGGCATCAGACTTGTTGCTATAGAGCCATCGGATCGAGCCGCCCACGGTGTTGGTACTCGGGCACAAGAAGGGCTTTTGACCGATGGTTTGCTCCAGGCTGACGATCTCGGTGTGGAGATCCCTGGTGACCGTGGCGGCGTCCAGGGTCAAGTCGGTCGTGGTGGTCGTGCCGTCTGTGTTCTGCGCCACCCAGAACTTGGTACCGTCCTGGGGCTGGTTCTGGTAGGTGACGAAGTCCCGGATCTGGATGGGGTAGCGCTGGGTGGCGGGAACTGGGGGTGGGGTTGGCATCAGATCCCCATCGCGATCCAGGTGAAGGACACCCACATGTTGGGTTGCCAGGAGTAGTCGTGAGAGAACTGGACCGTGGCCGAGTTCCCGGACACGCCCACCAGGGTCTGTTGTGACTCGATCCAGTTGTAGGGCGGGCAGCCCCCAGACCCCTGTGGGGGCAGCTTGGTGATCTGGACCGATTGGACGACCTGGCTGTAGGTCAGACCGAAAGGCACCGTCACCCGGCCATTGCCATCGGTGCAGCCTGAGAAGAGGCCCCCGGTTATCCGCCAGGCGGTGGAGGACGATGCACCGAGTAGAGGAGTGCCCCCATGCGCCCCGGCCATGAGGGACGCGGTGGAGGCATTGACCATGCCCTGCACCTGGACGCTGTTCAGGTAGCCGAAGCTCTGTAGCTGACTGAGGGGCACGAGGTCAGCCGGTGCGCTTCCGGCCACGCCAGCCACAGGCCGGCTGAAGCCGGGATACCCGTTGTTCTGCATGTACTGCGGGTGGTCGTTGCCCTGGTTGTCCTCTCCGAGACTGCGGTGGACGTGGCTATGGCTGGCGGGGGCCTTGGAGAGGTAGAGATCCTGGATGGCCCCACCCACGTTTGTGTAGGGCGTGCCGTTGAAGGGGTTGGTCCCTACCACTGACTCCAGGGCCACGATCTCGTCATGGCACTCGTTGATCGAGAGCGCCCAGATGATGTCGGTGTAGTCGTGGAAGACCGAGAAGACCTTGATCGCGGCAGGAAAGGTCGCAGCCATCAGTAGTTCACGCCTCCTTGTGCCGACACGTTCACCAGATACGCCTGGGGGATTTCGTAGGCGGCACAGACGACATCGGCAGCACTTTGGGTGGCTTCGTTACGAGCCAGTACGGTGACGTTGGCGTAGTCCACTCCCTCCACTTGCATGAGGGTGTGGTAGACGCTCGATAGGGTGATCCTGGAGCCGAAGTCCACCACCGAGAACAGAAAGAGGTTCTGTATCGCCGCCACGGCTGCTGCCTGCACAGCAGTGGTGTGGTACTGGGGCAGTACCTGCACGTTGGCGGTTACGTTGACCGGGACATAGCCAGCCTGGAGTACCCCGTTGAGGTTGTATTGAGGTGCCGATATTACAATCGACGTCCCTACCATCTTCTTGTTGTCCATGTAGCCGGTCATGGCCGAGTTAGTGAGCAAGGGGGCTATGGCATTGACTCGGTTGATCAAGTTGTAGCCGGGTGGCTGTCCTGCCGGCACAGAGGGCTGAGGAGAGGCGATGAAGCTGCCTGCCGGGTGGACATAGATGTTCACGGCGTTGTAGGCCGTGGATATGGCGGAAGCCTTAGCGATGCTGGGATTGTTCAGCACCAGGGCGGCATAGTCATCGAGGGTCACAGCGCGATTGATGGCTGTGATCGACAAAGGTGCGTGGATACGGATGTGATCGAGGGTCTCGGCGTCCGCACCACCTGAAGCACCTGCGGCGTTGTTGACCGCGCTGACCTGGGACAGGGCACTCTGTAGCTGGGTCAGCGAGTTCGGAGCCACGTTGCCGATGGCACCACCACCCACCATGTAGTCAGCTGTGATGACCGCTCCAGGAGCCGGTATGCGCCCGGTCAAGTCATCCCCGAAGACGACTGTGACGACGCCATTGGCATCAACGGAGAGCGTGTACGCAGCCTCTGAGGAGAAGGCGTCGATGATGCGTTGGTGGTACGTCCACATATTCGGGCCAGCGCCCTCATCGACGTAGACCTTGACGGTCCCATCCACCACCGGGGTGTTGAACAGGCTGTACGCCTGGTTCTCGATGCCGGCGGAAACCCCGATGTTCTCCCCCAGGGTTGACTGGCCGTGCCTGGCCGCGACCAGCCCTGTGTAGTTGCTGGGAGCCGCTGGCTGGTAGGTGATCACGATGGCAGCGGCGTTGGCCGGGTTCTGACCGTTGGTGCCGTTGCCGAACAGCATCGTGTTGCCGTTGACGATGGTGTAGACCTGCGACGCCGCGCCCGTGGCCGGCACACCGACGAAGCTGTTGCTGGGAGCCAGGGTCCAGGTCGTACCGCCCACCGTCACCGACTGGTTGCCACTGCCTCCGGTGAAGTTGTAGGTGGGCCAGGGGATGGTCCCGGTGGTATCCCCCAGGTAGTACTGCTGATTTGCCTGTCCGGTGCCGGTGGCGTTGATGGTGGTGGTGACGGAGTCGCCGTAGATCCACAGGTCCGCGACGGTCTCAAAGATGATGGGGGTGCCGATGAGCAGGGTCGACACCTGGGTGCCCTGGGGGATCAAGACCGGAGTGGGGGCAGGACCGGTCCCATTGGCAATGGTGAACTGGAGGCCCCCGGTCAGGGGGTGGGTCACATCGCCCACCGTGGCTGCCACGTTGCCGTGAGGCGTGTAGTCCAACAGGGTGGCGATGTTGAGGATCGAGGAGCGCTGCTGAGCCGTACCGATGAACGCCTCGTTGGCAATCCGGTCGGTATAGAACGAGATGACGTCCCCGACGTAGGCAAAAAGTTCCAGGAGAATGATGCCGAAGTCGCCAGGGCTTCTGTCAGTCCACTCGGGCAGATAGCTCGGGATCAGGGTCAGCAGATCGTTGACCAGGCTGGTGTAGTCCCGACTGGTGTAGTCGATGGGCGGGACGGTGACGTTGGTCGGAATGACATCAGCAATGGTGCCCAAGGAGACTGGTGCGATGCTCATGCGGTGATCTCCACCTGGCTACCGTTAAGAGCGACGTCGAAGGTGTAGGTGGTGGGCGAGTTCCCCACCGTAAAGGAGATCTCTAGCTGCACCACCCCGGTGTAGTTGGGGTGGAACGGACGAGTGAACTCAACCTTGGTAAGGGTGATGTTCGGCTCATAGGTGGCGACCTGAGAGTTGATCGCCGCGATCATGTGTTGTTCTTCTAGTGGGTCGTCGTTCTCCCACACGTAGCGGTAGATACCGACGCCATAGCTGGGTCGCATAACCCGCTCTCCGGGATTGGTTAGCAGGATCGCTAGGATGTGGTTGATGGCCCAGCGTTCGGGATCAAGGTCAAAGGCGATGGCTCCGGTATTGTCGACTCGGAAGGGCTGAGCCATCTCCCAAACAGGAGGAAGCTGGCGAAAGTTGGCCGGCAGGACGAAGGTCATGGCATGGCCCTCACACTGAACCAGGCGTAGTAGGTACCCACCACTCCGTTGCATCCATTGGTGGAGCAGTTGTGCTGGATGTAGAGGGTGTCACCCTGTTTGCAGGGGACGACGTCCTGTACCTGGCTCATCATGTAAGCACCAGCTACAGTGGCGTTGGAGGTACCATTCCAGGCCACCAGAGTGCTGTTGTGGATGAGCCGCATGTTGTACCACTGGCCGGCGGCAGTGGAGGCAAATCCGATCTGAGACATGCAGACGTAGTCGGCGGCATAAGGGCAGACGAAGGTATAGCCGCTCCAGTTGGTCCCGTAGTCAATGACGTCAAAGCCGTAGTTCAGGACCGCAGTACTGGTACCGTACGCGGCCTGCCGATGCATCCGGCCACGGGCGATCTTCTGGGGATCGGCCTGGCAGAACTGACGCACGTCGGTCATGGCTGAAGCGGAGGTGACCTGATAGAGCGGGACGTCGTACGTCGTCGCCAGGGGGTTCTGTCCAGGAGTGCTGGTGCCAGGCAGATAGAGGAAGTAGATCTGGCGCTGGGTCAGATCCATACGGGCCACGATCAGGCCCGCACTGACTCCGGTGACGGTCTTGTTGACATTGCTCTGTCCGTAGAACCCGTCGACCCAGACCGCCCCAGGCTGGATGGTCACGGTGCCAGCGGAGATGCTGGCAGCTAGCTGGTTCTGATTACCGGGGACCACTCCGGTGCCGTAGAACAGTCGCGCCATCTGTCGCCAGTTGGCCGGCGTAGCAGTGGCACCAGGCCCGGTATCGAAAGGGAAGAAGGTGTCGAGCAGGGTCACGGTTCAACTTCCTGGGGTGGTGGGGTGTGGTGCTGTTCCCATAGCCATGCGGGCATGGTCTCTTCATGTGGCGATAGATCCGGTCCAGGAGGGTATTCCTCCCCGCTCTGGGTGTTCACGAGCTTGCCTTCGTCATTGATCTCGTAGGTGACTACACCACCGGAGGTCTGCCCCCCGTCCACAGGCTCAGTGTCATCTGTGACACCGTGATCCCCGGTCCCGTCCCCGCTGTCACTCTCCATCCGAAGGTCTTCTTTCCTTGAGTCACCGGTATGACGCCGGTCAGGGCGACCGGTATTGAGAGGCTGGCACCGCTGTTAAAGCTGGCGCTGTTGGCCGGCGTGATGGAGGGGCTGGTCTGCTGGTCTCCCTGGCCCCACTGGTAGGTCATCTGGCAGATGGCGCTCTGGGCCTGGCTCATGTCCGAGAACTGCAACAGCAGGGTGCCATGTAGAAAGCCCTGGGCCGCGTAGGGGATACGGGCCAGTCCGAAGCTGTTCTGGAGAGTCTGGCTAGAAGCGACAGGTGTCGAGCCGGCTTGGTTGGCGAACCAGCGCAGGCCCGTTGCTGCATTGATCAGGTTCCGCAGATCGAGCAGTGTGGTGCCCCCGGAGACACCCCAGATGGGGATCTCCCAGACGTTGTTGTCCTGCTGAAACCCGCCACCGCCGTAGTCTACGATGGTGTCCCGGTAGACCAGGGCCACGACCTCGTTGGCGAAGTTGACCTGGGCCACGATGGTGCCGTTGGTGCCCACCGTGAAGTTCTGGCTGTTCTGTAGCTCGGCGTAGTAGCCATGGATGAACACCGCACCGCTCTGCACCGTGACCGTGCTGCCGGCGATGGTGGCATTCATCTGGTTTAGGTAGTTGGCGAGAACACCATCCGCCACCCATAGCTGGGCCATCTTGCGCCACCGGGCCGCGTTGGCAGAGGCCCCGTAGCCTGGATCGAAGGGGAAGAACTCGTCAAAGTTCGCCATCAGAAGATCAGGTCATTGGGATCGGCGCTGGGATGAGCAGCCCTGGTGGCGACATTGGCTTCGATGTAGCCGGGGTTCTCTCCCTGCACATTGTTGGTGTTCCTCCTGAACCTGGAGTTGATGTCGTCGTTCCTATGGGATGGCAACTGGGGCAGGCCCGTGATGGTGCGTAGCGCCGCTCCCATGCCGTGCTTGCCGTAGTACTGGGCGTCGTCGCGCATCTGGATGAGGTTCCCGACAGACTTCTTGATGGCCGGGGTGTTGAACTGCAACCCGTTGGCATTGCGGTTGAGGTACCGGCCCAGGCCACTGGATTTGAACTGGGTGCCCCTGTACATGCCGGGGCCAACCTTGCTGGTCGGTCCAACCGTTGGCATGGAACTCGGCTGGCCGGTCAGGGGATGCAGTGGCGGGGCCTGGTCCCCGCCCCCTGCCGGTGCAGATGGCGCTGCTGCCGCTGGCCCGAACCCTTGATCCCCCAGTGGGTGGAACTCCCAGCCTTCACCGAGTGCCATCGTTTACCTCCAGGGGGGTGCGAGCTTGCGTAGCTGGTTGGAGCGTCCAATGCCGGCGTCAGCGCCCATCATTGCTTCCTGACGCGGGCTGTACTGAGGCACGAGATCGAGCCGGGGAGCGTGGCGCGGATTCAGCACCATGGTGTCAAAGGGCACGGCCTCTCGGCCCTGGCGCATGATCCCGTCCATGGGCTGTAGCTGCCCCGGCCATAGGTAGTCGCTCGGGTCGATGCGCTCGCCCTTGTGGACGCCCCGGACGTAGGAGCGCTGGTTGGCTCGGGTCTTCAGACTGTCAAGAAGCCGGTCCTGCCGGCGGGTATTGATTGTCCCCAGGTACCCGTCCGGGTACATCGCTTCCGGTGTCTGGTTGTAGGCAGATCGACGGGCATCCAGAGCGTCGCGGAAGAAGGGGCCAATGCCGCCACCGCCGCCGGCAGTGTTGGCATTGCCCGGTGCCCCCATGTTGTATGGGGGCAGGAACTGGAACGGGGTGAAGACGCCCCTGGGCATGGGTTACCCGGTAATGCTGGTGGCGTCGAAGAAGGAGCGCACCTCGTCGGAGCGGGAGTGGGCCACCGGCATCAACTGCCCCAGAAAATGGGCGTCCTGGGGATCCCGCTTAGACGCGTCCTTTTCCGAGACCACCATGTCGTAGGTGGGACCGTGCGGTTCCTTCAGGACGTGATCGGCGTACTCGTAGCCTCCCGCGCCCTGGCCGGTGTTCATGGGGGCGGGGCCTTGGAAGACCCCCCGGTCACCCGGCATACGACCCCGCCTGACCGGCACCGAAGCTGCCCTGGCGGGAGGACGTCGAGGGCACGGGCCGTCCTCCCCCCTGGGTCGGTACGGGCGACTCCTGGGGCACCTTCATGGAAGGCGAGATGGTGAGCCGGCTGTTCGCCAGTTCCGGGCCTCCGCGAGTACGAGCCGGGTGCGGCTCAGCCTGGACGCTGGCGGCGACGCCGGCCACGAAGTGGCTGCTGTCTCCCAGCGGCGGTTTGGGTGCGGTCGGATATTCCGCCGGCACCCCCTTGGCACGTCCTCCACTACCCATAATGCGACCTCCTGCTATGGGAATCTGCACGTTCCCTTGAGCGGTTGACTCAGCCGCCGACATGGCGGCTTCTCCTCCAGGAGATCCGGCATACGGAGGACTCCAGAAGCCACCTGGACCGCCAGCCTGACCAAGATGGCTGGAGGAAGCACCCATGCGGCGTCGTGCGCTGTGTCCTACCTTGCGTTGATCTGCCATGCCCAAAAGCCTAGAGCGGGGCTACCTTCCGACCCTGACCAGTCGCCTGGTATAGCTCGGGTCGAACTCGGTTCTGCCATCCAGGGCCAAGACCACATCGCGCTGGAACTGGGTCAGGCCCTCCGGGTCCACATCGACCGCATGAGCTATCCGGGCCAGGACGTACGCCTCAGCCAGGTTGGGGTCATTGAAGTCCACCGCCCAGCGCTTCAGCACCTCCTTGGGGATCATGTCCTTGCGGGCGTTGCCGTTGCCGGCCACGAACTTCTTGAGTTGCTGGGGAGCCACCAGGACGGGGTAGGCCC